TCGCCCCGAAGGTTGGCCTGACGGCCGACAGCTTCAAAAAGCTCAACAGCAAGGACGCGCTGGCGCTGTACGTCACGAGTCTCGAGAAAGCGAACGTCAGCCAGCAGGAAATGACGTTCTACATGGAGGCGATCGCCAGCGACTCTACTGCGCTCGTGCCACTGCTACGCAACGGCGGCAAGGCTTTCGATGAACTGGGAGCCTCAGCTGAGGCCGCCGGCGTCGTCATGGACGAGAGCACCATCGCCGCGGCGAAACAGTTCGGCATCGAGATTCAGGGTCTTGAGCAGTATTTAACGTCTGCCAAGACCATGCTCGCCGCTGAATTTCTTCCGGTCATTGCCCAGTTTGCAAAGGACCTGAACTCATCGGCGAAAGAGGCTGGTGGGTTGAAGGGCGTTGTAGGAGACCTCGGCGAAAAGCTGGTTGAATCCACAGCGTTCATCGTTAACGCCGGTGATGGCGTGGTCCGCGTATTTGACGTGATTGCGAACACGCTGGTCGGTATGTTCGCCACGGCTGTAGGGCACACCGACAACCTGGCGGCGCAGGCCAACACAGCGCTATCGGTGCTCACGTTCGGTGATACATCGAAGGAGTTCAAGCAGAACGCAGCGGACTTTGCCAACAGCGCCCAGCTTCAGTTTGGTGTGGCAGCACAGGCCGCGGGAAAGATTCACGAAAACCTTGACCGGCCGTTAGCCGGGGATCAGTTCAAGGAGTACGTGGCCAATGCCAAAAAGGCGGCCGCCGAGCTGGCCAAGTCGAACCCCGCAATCACGCCTGGCACTGGTTCGGGCGTGGACCCCGCAGCCATCGCAGCAGCCGCAGCAGCTTCGAAGAAAGCCGCATCTGATGCCGCCGCCGCTGCGAAGAAAATCCAGGACTCGTTCGCAGATTCCGAAACGGATCTGCAGCGACAGATTGAGCTTATCAACACGTCAGTGGATGCGAGGAAAAATGCCACCGAGGTGTCGAAGCTCCAGTTCGAGATCGAATCCGGGAAGCTGGTTGGCATCAATGCTCAGCAGCAGAAACGGCTGCTTGGGCTTGCTTCCGAACTGGATGTAAAAAAGCAGCTCAAGCAGGCGAACGAGGACGAGGCAAAGGCAGCAGCCTATGCGGCCACGCTGAACGCCGCTAACCAGACCGCCAGATCTGGCTTTGATCAGGAGATCGCAGCCGTCGGCCTGGGCGACAAGGCGCGAGATCGCCTGAAGCAGGATCTGGCCATCCAGGAGGATTACAACCAGCAGATGGCAGACCTGCAGAAGCAGTTGAACACCGGCGACATCAGCCAGGAAAACTTCACGAAGCAAACCGGGCAACTCAAAGACGCGCTGGCCAAGCGCCTCGCGATCCAGCAGGACTATTACAAGGGGCTGGATGCGGCCCAGGCTGATTGGGTCAATGGGGCGACTGCCGCCTTGGCAAATTACCTGGACAGCGCGCAGGACATTTCCGAACAGACGCAGACCTTGTTCACCAGTGCCTTCAGCTCTATGGAGGATGCAGTCACGAATTTCGCCCTCACGGGCAAACTCTCGTTTGCTGACTTCGCCAAATCGGTATTGGCGGACATGGCCCGCATCGCTGCCCGGCAGGCTGCCAGCGGCCTACTGGCTGCCGGTGTTTCTGCAGTCGCCGGAATGTTCGCCGGCGGCGCCACGGCAGGCTCCTCCCAGTCGGATTACACGGGCGCTGCTTTCTCAAACTGGGCAAGCACTCAGGCCAAAGGCGGCGCTTGGGCTGATGGCGTACAGATGTTTGCCAAGGGCGGTGCGTTCACGAACGGGCTGGTTTCGTCGCCGACCACATTCGGGATGGCGGGCGGGAATGTTGGGCTGATGGGCGAGGCGGGCCCAGAAGCGATTCTGCCCCTGACGCGCACCTCCGACGGGTCGTTGGGCGTCAAGGCGATCGGCGGGGGCGGTTCCGCGTCGTCCACTCAGGTGCTGATCCAGCAAACGATCGCTGTCCCTGAGTCCAGCGGCGGAGGTTCCGCTCAGGACATGCAGGCGGTCGGCCAGGCTTACGCGGACACCGCCAAGCGAGGTGCACAGCAGGCAATCGCCGAAGAGCTTCGGCCCGGCGGAGCAATCTGGAGAGTCATAAATGGCCGTTGAAACATTCACCTGGTGCCCGAAGATCGATGCCTCCAGCGCTCCGGAATATCGAACCCGGTCGTCAAAATTCGGCGACGGGTATGAGCAGGTCGTGGGCGACGGGATCAACAACCGCGTTGACAGCTGGTCGCTCACCTTTGTGGTCGGCAAAACGACAGCGCTGGCCATCAAAGGCTTTCTGGACCGCCACGGCAATTTCAAGTCCTTCCTCTGGACGCCGCCACTTGGCGAGCTCAGCTTTTGGCGCGCGGCCGCCCCCGCCGTAAGTGCTAACGGCGCGGGGCTTTACACCCTGACCACCACTTTCACCCAGTCATTCATGCCTTAGGATTCATATGCCGCTGATCAGAGATATTCAGGTGCTTGAGCCTGGGAGTGAAGTGCTGCTGTTTGAATTGGATGGGTCGGATTACGGAGCGGATGTGTTGCGATTTCACGGTCACGCCATTCCGTATACGGCGGCTGAGCTTGTCGCTGCTGGTGCTGACGCCGATCAACTGCCCGCTAAGGCGATCTGGTGGCAGGGTCAGGAGTATGGCGCGTGGCCGATGCAGATCGATGGCATCGAGGCGACGGGTGATGGTACGGCGGTGCGCCCGACGCTTTCAGTGGGCAACGTCAATGGACGCATTACTGCGTTGTGCCTGGCGTTTGAAGACTTGCTGGAGTTTAAGCTGACGATGCGCCACACACTGGGCACGTATCTCGATGCGCAGAACTTTCCCCGCGGCAACCCCGCCGCGGATCCTACGCAGGAGACCATTGAGGTCTGGTACCTGGACCAAAAGACGTCTGAAAACGGCTCAGGCGTGTCATGGGAACTCGCAAGTCCTGGCGATGTTGGTGGTGAATCTATCGGCCGGCAGATGACGACGCTGTGCCACTGGTGCCTAACTGGCGGTTACCGCGGACCCAACTGCAATTACACCGGGCCATACCGGGACAAGGACGGCAATATTACAGACGACCCGGAGAAGGACGTTTGTGACGCTACGCTGGCGCGGGGGTGCGTGCCAAGGTTCGGCGATGGGAACGCGCTACCGTTTGGTGGCTTTCCGGCCGTTTCTCTGATCGCCAGGAGCTGACCATGTTGAAACACATTCTGAAGGCCGTAGCGGCCCACGCTGCCGCCCAGTACCCGAGGGAGTGTTGCGGGTTGCTGATCAGCATCGGTCGAAAGCAGCAGTACATCCCGTGCGCAAACACCGCCGCCGATCCCAACGAAGAGTTCCTGATCGCCCCGGAGGATTATGCCGCCGCCGAGGACCTGGGCGAGGTAATCGGCATCGTCCACTCCCACCCGGACGCCACGAGCAGGCCGTCTTCACGCGATTTGGCGATGTGTGAGGCGACGCAACTGCCGTGGCACATCCTCAGCTGGCCTGAAGGAGATCTCCGAACGATCGTGCCCACTGGTAATACACCGCTGCTGGGTCGACCCTTTGTGCACGGTGCATGGGACTGCTGGCAGGTCTGTGCTGACTGGTACAAGCGCGCATGGGGTCTGGATTTCGAAGCTTTCAAGCGTGAGGATGGGTGGTGGGAGCAGGCTGAGAGTCCAAGCCTTTACGAGCAGGCATACGAGGCTGCCGGATTTGAGCGTGTTGGCACTCCGCAGCGCGGCGACATGATTGTGATGGAGGTTGGGCGCACCAAGCACCCGAACCATGCCGGCATATACCTTGGATCAGATCCGAATCTGCCGAACGAAACTATAGCCGTGCACGGCGCTGGACCGTTCCTCCTCCATCACCTGTACGGCAGGCCATCCGAGATCATCATCTTCGGGGGCCCTTGGCATGACCGCACGCGGCTGATACTTCGCCATCGCGATGCGCGGTGATACCCTCAGACCTTTCTTCCTGAGGGGCCATCATGCGAATTTTAGTAGGAGCTTTTGCAGTTGCTCTGCTGTCGGGATGCTCGACCCCATCCGACCTGATGTCGTCACCGCCAAATTTATCCATCGCGACTTCAAAACCCGCCAAGTCTTATGCCTTGTGCGTCTTTCCTCAGTGGCAGGAGCATAGCTCGACGGCCGTGATGAGCGAGACGGCGAACGGGTACCGAATCATCAATGGATTCGGGCAACAAACGGACGATTTGCTCGACGTCACAACCACGCCTACGGGGGCTGTCGCAATGCTTTACCAGCGCATGGCATGGTCTCAGCTCGGCAGATCATCCCTCAGGGATTCGATGCAAAAGTGCCGATGACAAGAGGCCGCCTTTAAGGCGGCCTTTCCTTTACGAGGTAGAAATGAAGGCATCTAACTTGCTGGCACCAGGCTTGGTAAACATCAAGCTTTCCGGCTCATTGGCAGCGAAATTTGGAAGGAACCACCCCAAGCAGATCGATTCCGGTAACACCCGTGAAGTGCTAAAAGCGCTGAGCTGCACCTTGGAAGGATTCGACCGAGAGGTGAAAAGGTTGGACTCGATGGGAATGAGATTTGCGGTGTTCCGTAATGGCAGAAATGTCGGAGAGTCTGCTTTCGAACTAGGCGGCACCAGGGAGATTAGGATTGTCCCTGTAGTTGGCGGCAGCAAGCGAGGAGGGGTGCTGCAAACGGTGCTGGGTGTGGTGTTACTGGTTATCTCGTATGTGTTTCCTTTTACGGCACCATACCTTGCCCCGGCAGGTATCGGACTCATTGCAGGAGGAGTCATTCAGATGTTGAGCCCGCAGGCGTCCGGGCTCAAACAGAGCGCTTCGCAAGACAACCTGCCGTCCTATGCCTTCGGTAGTGCCAAAAACACCACCGCCAGCGGAAACCCGGTGCCGATCTGTATCGGCGATCGCCGTTGGGGTGGAGCGATAATCTCTGCGTCGATTCTTGCTGAAGACAAAACCTGATCCTGAACTGAAACACCTGGCCGCCGATTGGCGGTTTTTTTATGCCTGGAGAAAAGCATGGGCGCAGCTGAACAAGTCGACATCCGTGGCGCGAAAGGCGGCAGCAGCACTCCAAAGACGCCAACCGAGGCAACGGACAGCCTGCGTTCCACAAACTTGGCGAAAATCCTGATCGCGGTAGGTGAGGGCGAGTTTGAAGGCGTCCCGACGGCGGCCGACATCTACCTGGACAACACCCCTATTAGCGATGCGAGTGGCAACGTCAATTTTCCCAATGTGAAGTGGGAGTGGCGCTCCGGCTCTGTTGAGCAGGACTACATCCCCGGTATTCCGTCAGTTGAGAACGAGACAACCGTCAACGTTGAGTTGCGCAGCGATAGCGCCTGGGTCCGCTCAATTACCAATACTCAGCTGTCCGCTGTGCGCGTCCGCCTCGCTTGGCCGGCGCTTCAGCGACAGGACAGTGAGGGGAATGTTGGCGGGTACAGAATTGAGTACGCCGTCGACCTGGCTACAGATGGCGGTGCCTACCAGCAAGTTTTGGCCGAGGCGGTGGACGGCAAGACCACTACCCGGTATGAGCGTTCTCGCCGGATCGATCTGCCCGCCGCCAGTTCAGGCTGGCAGATCCGCGTCCGCCGACTGACTCCGAATCAGAACACCAACCGGATCGCTGACACAATGATCTTGGCCGGACTGACCGATGTTATCGACGAAAAGCTCCGGTACCCGAATACGGCGCTGTTATTCATCGAGTTCGATGCCGAGCAGTTCAGCAACATTCCGGCGGTGACAATCAAGTGCAAAGGGCGGAAATGGCAGGTTCCGAGCAACTACGATCCCGTCGCGCGCACCTACAGCGGCGTCTGGGATGGGACATTTAAGCAAGCCTGGACTAACAATCCTGCGTGGGTGACGTACGGCATCTGCACTGCCGACCGCTTTGGTCTCGGCAAGCGCATCAAGCCGTTCATGGTCGACAAGTGGGAGCTGTACCGAATCGCTCAGTACTGCGACCAGCTCGTGCCGGATGGTGTGGGCGGCCAGGAGCCGAGATTCCTTTGCGACATGAATCTGCAAGGGAAGCCGGACGCATGGACGCTGTTGCGCGATATCTCTGCCATTTACCGAGGCATGACCTACTGGGCTCAGGGCCAGCTTGTAATGCAGGCGGATATGCCCCGCGCGCAGGATTTCGACTACGTCTTTACCCGCGCCAATGTCATTGATGGGGAGCTGAACTACGGCAGCGCTTCGGCGAAAACACGCTACACGCGCGCGATCGTCAGCTACGACAACCCGGCTAACAACTACGACACCGACGTGACTGCCTACTCCGATTTGGCGCTGCAGCGTCGTTTCGACGATAGACCTACTGAGATCAGTGCTATCGGCTGCACGCGCGCGTCTGAAGCCCAGCGTCGTGGCAAATGGGTGGTAATGAGCAACAACCAGGACAGGACTGTCACGTTCAAGACTGGCATGGAAGGCGCAATCCCCCTGCCGGGCTACATCATTCCCATCGCGGATTCACTGCTGGCTGGGCGCGAGATCGGCGGGCGTATCTCTGCCGCCTCTGGCCGTGTGGTGACACTGGACCGTGATACCTCGGCTAAGGCCGGCGACCGCTTGATTATCAACCTGCCGAGCGGCCATGCGGAGGGCCGCTCTGTCCAGTCGGTGAACGGTCGGGACATCACTGTCACCACCTCATATAGCCAAGCCCCGGACGCGCAGCTGCAATGGGCGCTCGACGCCGACGACCTGGCCATCCCGCTGTTTCGAGTGTTGAGCACTAAGCGGACCACCGAAGGCGACTATGAAATCTCAGCCCTACAGTACGAGCCGAGCAAATTCGCTTATATCGATACCGGCGCGCGTCTGGAAGAGCGCCCTATCAGCGTCATCCCGATCACCGTAGTGCCGGCGCCCGCCAGCGTCACGCTGACGTCGCACTCCGCGATCGATCAGGGTATCGCTATCAGCACGATGACCATCACCTGGCCGGCCGTGAATGGCGCGGTCGCGTATGACGTGGAGTGGCGCAAGGACAACGGGAACTGGATCAGGGTGCAGCGCACCGGAACCACCAGCGTTGACATCACTGGCATCTACTCGGGCGCCTATCTGGCCCGCGTTCGCGCCGTGAGCGCCTTCGACATCACTTCGATCTGGCGCACCTCGCAACTGACGCAGTTGAACGGCAAGGAAGGCTTGCCACCGGCAGTGACGTCGCTGACCACCGAAAGCCTGATCTTCGGCATCGGTTTGAAATGGACTTTCCCGCCAGGGGCAGAAGACACGCAGCGCACCGAGATCTGGTACGGCGAAGCTCCGGACCTTACCAAAGCAACGAAGCTGGCCGATCTCGCGTACCCGCAGTCCGACTACACCATGCAGGGTCTGCGCGCGGGCCAGGAGTTTTTCTTCTGGGCGCGCCTTGTCGATCGCACCGGCAACGTCGGGCCGTGGTTTCCAGGTGAAGGAAATGGCGTCAACGGTGAGGCCAGTTCTGATGCTGACGACATTCTTGACTACTTGACCGGGCAGATCACCGAGAGCGAGCTTGGCAAGGAACTGCTGTCCGAGATCGGCAAGATTGGCGGGGAGGGGCCCGGCTCGGTGAACGAGCGCCTGGACCAAATCCGCACTGACCTGGGCGACCAGATCACCGGCGTAAACAACACCGTAGCGGAAGTCCAGGCTGAGCTGCAGGCCCAGATCGATCAGATTGGGGATCTGGCCGACTCGATGCCGTACAAGCCGGCCGAGACATACATCACTGGCCAAGGCGTGCTCGGCGACGACGGGATCATCTATCAGGCCATCAAGGCCGTACCGATCAGCACGCCGCCGCCGAACACAGCGTTTTGGTTGAACGTCGGCCAAGCAGTGCAGACAGCGAACGGCCTCGCCGCGCGCGTAAGCACTGCGGAAACCAAGATCACCAGCATCGAGGGCGTGAACACCGCGCAGGCCACTCAGATCAGCGGCCTGCAAACATCGCTGACCGGCAAGGCTGACTCGTCCGTCGTGAGCAGCTTGTCGAGCCGCGTGACGACTGCGGAAAACAGCATCAGCAGCCAGGGCACGGCGATTACCGGCCTGCAGAACTCCGTCGCCGGTAAAGCGGATGCCTCGACTGTTCAGGCGCTGAGCAACAAAGTCACGCAGCAAGGCACCGATCTGACGGCCGCAGGCAGTGCGATCACAACGATCAACGCGAATCTGGCGAGCGTGGGCGGCGAGAACCTGTTCTACAACCCATCATTCGATAAGCCGTGGCCGACTAGCCCTGCGCTGATCGCTGACGGGTGGAGCGTTGTGGGCGGTGCAACAAACCTCACGACTGCGCTCGTCGCTTCCACGCTGGACACGGCGGGCAAGGCGCAACGCGTTAACCTCACCCTGCAAAGCGCCACTGCCTATGCAGACCTTGGCGCTAATGTGGACGTCGAACCCAAGGTCGCGCCAGGCACGGTCGTCACGGCCTCAGCGTACTTCCGGTCAACGGTCGGGATCATTGCGCAGATGTACATCCAATGGCGCAACGCTGCCGGGACTATCATCAGCACCGATGGCCCGGCGAACCTCAACGGCTCCGACAGTTGGCAGCGCATCTCTAGGACGAGTGCGGCCGCGCCGGCGGGGACCGTTTCGGTTCGCGTGCTTTTGCGAACTCGAGGACCAGTCGACGGAACGCCGCTCACGGGTTTCAGCGAATGGGACAGGGCTCAGTTTGAGCTGGCTCCCACGGTCAGCGGCTGGAAAGACAACGGCAAGGTCACCGCATCTGACCTGACGGCCCAAGCCGCGGCAACCACTGCCCTCACCGGGCGGGTGACCCAGACCGAAACCGGCCTCACCAGTGTGAGCGGCCAGATCACCACGCTGAACAACAATTTAGGCAGTGCTGGCGGTGACAACTTGCTGCCTAACAGCTCTTTTGAACTGCCTGCGCCAATCGATGCCAGCCGGCCCCAATACTGGCGGGGTGACATGGGCGACGGCGCTTTGCCTGTTTTCACATGGGTGGATTCGCCGCTGCCGTCCAGCACTAAAGCCTTGCGGGTTTCAAAGCCATCTTTAATCGTTAATGGCTACATCGGTCCGACCTTCGCCCCTGAGGATGGGCCACGGCCCAAGGTTGTTCCGGGGCAGAGTTACACCCTCAGCGCCTACGTGCGACTGTCAAGCTCCGGTGCGCGCTTCGCGATGTATATGGTGTTCGTCAACGAGGCGGGCACAGTGGTCTCGGCGCCTCAGCTCCCTGAAACGGTTGTAGGAACAACATTCACCCGTCTGAGCATGACCGCCATCGCTCCAGCCGGCGCCACCCGGCTTCAGATCTACCCTGCGCGTCTGCTTAACCGATCGGGCGCTGTAGCGACTGATATGTGGATGGAGGTCGACAACGTTCAGTTGCAAGAAGGCACCATTCCCACGGCCTACTCGCCATCTGTACAGGGCGTGGAAACCCAGGTTTCTGCAACCTCGACCGCTGTGGCATCACTGCAATCGACTGTCGGCCAGCAAGGCACATTGCTGACGAGTCAAAGCGCTGATATCACCAGCTTGAAAAACACCATCGGCAGCGCCGCGCCGTTCGTAGCTGGATACGCATGGGAGTTTCTGAACACAAACCGCAACTGGATTCCTCAGGTAAGCGGGTCGACGATGACACCTGGCGCCCTGTATTCGACGGTGTCCAAGTACACCCAGATCCAGGCCACAGATTCGTTTGGCAAGATCAACGGTTCCGAAAACCCCTACCTGCGGATTCGCCTACGCCGAAAGGCTACCAGCCGAGCTCAGGCTGCGATTTATTGGGCAAACGAAGACGGAGGTTTGGCCGAGGCGCGGCGGTTCAACTGGAACATCAACTTGGCAACGGAGGACTGGCAGGACGTTGAGCTGGATCTGTCCGGACATACAGGCTGGAACGGCAAAACCGGCATCTGGGCGATCCGTCTGGATATGATGGTGCCTGCCGACGCTAACGGCATCATCGACATCGCGTACATCGCTGTGGGTCGCCGGTCTGCGGCCGCTTCGGCTTCTGCCCTTGATGCACTGACCAGCCGCGTGACCAGCTCAGAGGGAACAGTGTCGAGTGTTGCCGCCCGCACCACCACGCTGGAATCGACCATCAACAACGGGACGACTGGCTTAGTATCTAAGGCCAGCGCGCAAGCCCTAAACAACCTGCAAACGACAGTGACCTCACAAGGCAACTCGATTACGTCTGCAGCGTCACAGATCAATAATCTTAACGCTGTAGTGGGCAACCAGTCTGCGGCCATCGAAAATCACTCGCAGGTGATAGCCGACTCCCAAGGCAAGCTGTCCGCATCTTATGTCGTAAAAATGGGTTTGACCTCAGACGGGCGCTACTACACTGCGGGCTTTGGTGTTGGGTTGGATAACTCCGCTGGCGCGGTTCAATCGCGGTTCATTGTAAACGCTGACCAGTTCTCAGTTCTCAATGGTAGTGCCGACCTGAACAATGGCGGGACTGTGACATCGCCGTTCATCATTTCTGGCGGTCAAGTCTTTATATCCAGTTTGTTCGTCCAGAACGCTTCTATCACCAATGCCAAAATTGCCGATGCGGCTATTACCAACGCTAAGATTGCGGATGCACAAATCACAGCAGCGAAGATCGGTGTGGCGGAAGTAGACACACTGCGTATCCGTGGTAATGCGGTAACGGTGCCTGTGTCGGCCACTACTCCGGGGACTACCGGTGGCGCAGGGGTCAACGCGTGGCAAGCCATCATTGCAGTGGCGGTGACAATGGACCAAGGCGGAGTTATACAGGCCAACTTCGGCTGCACTCAGTTCTTCGGCAACGGCGTCAAGCTTTACTCCTTCAGGATGTTGATCAATGGACAGGTAATGTCCGATTTTGGCGGGGTATGGAGTTGGATCAACGGCTTCCCTAACGTTTCAAGTTCCATAAACGTAGGGCCAGGTACGTTTGTAATCCAAGTTGATTGGTGGGGTGACTCCAGTATTCAAATATCCAACAAAACCCTTTTTGCAATGGGGGCTAAACGCTAATGTCCAATACTGCTAATTTCGTCGCCTATGATGATAAGGGAGAGATTCAACTGATAGTGGTTTGTCTCCGTGAACATGCTTCAATTAATATGTCTGCCAACGGGCACGACAGATATGTCATAGCACCTTTCGGGGTGCGATCCGAGGCTTGCTACGTAGTAAATAATGAGGTGGTGCGTCGCCCAATAATGGGCACTACCGTCGAACGCAGCATTCTTAAAGGCGTTCTTGCAGGGTCAACGATAACAATCGAAGGACGGGAGTATGTCGGAGATGGTACTGATATTGAGTTGGAGTTTTCTCTAGCGGGAGAGCACACAGTAAAAGTTTCGCTATGGCCGTATGTCGATCAGGAGTTTATTATTGAAAATCCGGCATGATAGCAACTACACATCTCGGCGGGCAGCAGAATACCCGTCAATTGAAGATCAACTAGATATGTTGTGGCACGCGATGGATAAAGGAACTACGGAAAAGATCGAACCGTTTTACTCCTCTATTAAGGCAGTAAAAGAAAATTACCCAAAAAACCCCAGCCAATAACCCAAACATTATGGATAACCAAATGCCATTTATCATCATCAATAGCAGCAACGCTTTCGATCCGAACAATCAAGCCGAGTATGCGACCGCGGACGAAGCTGACGCCAAGGCCCGCGAGATACTGCAGGCCTTCCCTCAGTCTCTGATCCGGACTGCCCAGCTGCTCAACACCTATTCCGCAAAGGTCACGATCACCTCCAAGGCTGTGCCTGAAACGCCGACAGCGCCGGACCCCTCCGCCTCGGCCTGACCAGCCGCCGCCCAATGCCCGCCATGTGCGGGCTTTTTTACGCCTGGAGAAAAGTGATGACCGTGACCGAGAAAGATCGTGATGTGCTGGCGCGCACGCTGTACGGCGAGGCACGCGGCGAAGGATTGGCCGGGATGGTGGCCGTGGCCTGGACGATCCGCAACCGCGTGGATGACGGCAAGGACAAGTCGTGGTGGGGCGAGGGTTACGCCGGCGTCTGCCAGAAGCCGTACCAGTTCAGTTGCTGGAACCGCAATGACCCGAACTATCCGTTCCTGAGCGGAGCGCGTCAGATCCCTTTCCGCGAGCTGGCGCAGTGCCGCATCGCTGCTGACCAGGTGATCGACGGCAAGGTGCCGGACCCCACCGGCGGCGCGACGCACTACTACGCGACCACCATGCCGACGGCGCCGGACTGGGCCGCCAAAGCAAAGCGCACGCTGAAGCTGGGTAACCACGTTTTCTTCCGCGACGTACCTTAATCCCGCCGCTCATCAGGGTGCTCACAGCATCGGTTCACATTAGGAGAAGTAGATGCAATCTCAGCAATACATTGCCCCGGCGAGCCTGGCGCCGATTACGCTCGCCGTCAAAGCGAACGGCGGAAGCGTGAAGGTCGAAAAGCAGGTAGGGCCCGACTGGGTTGTATCTGACGTGTTCGCCCAGGACGGCGCGTGGCGTCTCGACTTGGGCTATTCGCAGACACGGTTTACGCCATCCGGCGGCGCAGTATTCGAGGTTTACTCATGAGCCTACTAATCAGCACTGCTGTGCCACGCCGCCGCATCCGTCGCGGTCTGGGCTTGCTCGGCGACAGTTTCAGCGCGAACTGCCACACGGTCGACCCCAAAGCGTACGGCACCGAAGCCTACGGCTACGCCGGCGCGATCGCGGCCAAGACCGGCCTGTTCCCGAGCTACTTGGACAATCAGGGGAAGGTCGGCGACCACTCCGGTCAGTTCATGGCGCGGGTGCCTTCATGTCTGACTTCGCTCACGGCAGATCTGTGGATGCTGCTGTCGCGCACCAACGACAGTACAACCCCCGGCATGACGCTTGCGGACAGCAAGGCCAACGTGATGAAGGCGATCACTGCTTTCCAGAACACGCCCGGGAAATACCTGATTGTTGGCACGGGCACGCCGCGGTTCGGCACGAAGGCATTGACCGGCGCCGCGCTTGCAGACGCGATCGCGTACAAAGACTGGGTGCTGGGCTACGTCCGACAGTTCGTGCCGGTGGTCAATATCTGGGATGGGTTCACCCAGGACATGACTGTCGATGATCTCCACCCGAATCTTATCGGAGCTGAGTTCATCCAGTCCCGCTGCGTGCCGATCATCAACGCCAATTTCGAGTTCTTCGGTGTTCCACTGCCGACTGACGCCGCCGATCTGTACTCAGCGATACGTCCATTCGGCTGCTTGAACGCTAATCCTCTGCTGGCAGGCACCGGCGGAACAATCAATGCGTCCGTTAACTCGGTTGCCGGTTCGGTGCTGGCGGACAATCACAAGGCCTCGGGCTCTGGCCTGGCTGGCGTTTCGACGCGCTGGTACAAAGAGCCCGCCGCGTATGGCGAGGCTCAATGCATTGACCTCAGCGGGACGATGCCGGCGGCGGGCGGGTACATCTACTTTCAGCCGGCGGCGAACCTGACCCTTAGCAACCTTGCGGCCGGTGACGTCATTGAGATGGTGGCCGCGCCCGAGATTGTGGGAACAACTCGGGGAATTTTGGGGTGGGAAGCTGAGCTGATCATCACCAAGCCAATCGGCGGATCTTCTTCGCTCGTTTATTACCGCTCGATGGACAAGTACCAAGAGCCGTTCACCCTGCCTGCGAACTGGAAGGGCGCCCTGGAAACGCAGCGGTATAACTTCGACTTGAGCGAGACGGTGATCAGTTGGCGAATGGGCCTGTACTTGGCTGCTGGGGTTGCGCACGACTCTAAGGTCAAGGTCAGTCAAATCGGTGTGAGAAAGATTTGAGCAGCGCTTAGAGGTAGCTTTTCTGGACGGAAGACTTTTCTCAGTGGCAGGTTGAGCCTGCCCGAGCTAGCCGCTAAGATGCGCCGCGCACAAATTAAATGGCTTTCGACGGAACGTCACAAGGAGTGGTAGGCGAGTTATGTACAGTTGGATGAAATGGAGCATTTATTCTTTCTTTTACGCAGATTGGAAAGGCTTCAATGTCTGGGAGGATTCTCCAAGAGTGTCTTGGCAGTACGTCTGGTCCCAAATCGAGTCATCAATGCCAGTTGAAGGGTCGGTTGAAGCAAACCGCCTCAAAAAGGACGCAAATGACATGGTTAAAGGATGGCCAGAAAGAACGTTGTCCTTTGTCAAGAAAGCCCACCAAAATAAACTTATAAACGATTCTGAGTATGCAAATATTGAATCGCTACTTTTTGAATGGCACGTATAACCCCACTACACGCTCAAACGTGGTGGCTGGTTTTAGTCAGGGCTAGTTCCGGACGGCTCTATCAAATGGCACGCCTGATTCCGCACGTTCCCGCCCTCATCCGCGCGCTGTCAAACCAAATCAACTACTCGGTCCGCCCGTAGCATTCTTTCCCAATCTTCCGGCACGCTGGGTGAAGGGCGAAGCTAATGCTGCTCCTTAGGGTCACATCTTCTTCAAGCACGTGCCTTCACTGTCCGCGCTACGCGCTCCGCGCTACGCGCTCCGCGCTACGCGCTCCGCGCTACGCGCTACGCGCTACGCGCTCCGCGCTCCGCGGGCAGGACCGCAGGCCCGTTGCTCCGCATCGACTGAAACAAGCGCTTCGCTGCACAAAAGGAGCGGCCAGCAGGATGCGTCAACATCCCGCTGGCCACCGAACCGCAGACTATCCCTGCAAGTCCAGCCTAGGCTCCCGCTCTGTGCACAAAGCGCGGCGAGCCTAGCACCTGTTTATCTATACAGTAAAGGCTTGCATAATGACCAACCCGATTGTTCCGTGGATGGGCGGCAAACGTCGCCTTGCAAAACCGCTTCTCGCGCTGTTTCCAGCGCATCACTGCTACGTTGAAGTGTTCGCCGGCGGCGCAGCGCTTTACTTCAAAAGGCCGGAGCCTGCAACGGTTGAGGTTCTGAACGACATCAATGGTGAATTGGTCAGCCTGTACCGGGTTGTGCAAAACCACCTTGAAGAATTTGTTCGCCAGTTCAAGTGGGCGCTCAGCTCACGTCAGATTTTCGAATGGCAGAAGATGACCCGGCC